GGAAGGCCAGACGAGAACCGATGCTCGTGCTCGTGCCCGAAGCATCGTTACTCGCATTCGCGCACGAAACACCGCCATTCGGGTACGCGTAGCAGCCAGCACGATAAACCACACGGCTGGCGGCGGTACTTATCCAGTATTTGTCGCAGTAATGGGTACTCGAAGAACCGGCAACGCTGCCCACAGGTATCACGTCCATGTGCTTGCCGTGTGCCACGGCGGTGATATACTGGTCGCTCGCGGTCTTGCCCTTCACCCATCTTAGACTACCGTCGGGCATCCAGATACGCCACTTACCGGAATTGCCCGTGTCATTGGGAAGGTCCACGCCGTCCATCATGTCATATTTATGACCGTAGATATCCTCGTAACCAAGGCAGCAGATGTTGTTCACCTGCGTCACCGTAGCACCGCCGTAGCTGTCCGAGTCACGGTACCAGGCGTACTGGTGCACAGAGTTTTCTATCAGGCTGTTCGTCACGTTAGGGTTGATGGAACTGGCTTCCTCGTAGCCGATCGTGTCCGTCATCCCGCGGCTCGCCGTGCCGCCCGTCGTGCGGCTGTTCGTGTGAGAACCCGCGCCGCACTGCTCCTGGCTGTCACGACGGCCGTACTTGGCGTAGAACAGGTTCGCGATACGCGAGTGCATCAGCGCGTCTATCTGCTGCATGCCTCTTTGGGCCGAGTAATAATGGAAATCCGTCCAGCTCATGCTCGCCGTGGTACTGCCGCCGGTAATGCAGGCGCGCAGCTTCGTTCCTACTACCGAGCTGCCCACAACCGCACAAAGGTGCTCGTCATTCGCCACCCAGTCGGGTTCCAGATCCTCGATCTTGTCAGAGTTACTCAAGACTACCTTGTCGAACTCCGCCGTATTCAGCACGGAGAAGTGAAGGGCGGTGGCACCTGTCGGGACTTCCGCTACCAGGTACATGCCAGCCTCGAACTTGTTGCTAAGCGTGGGGACCACGACAGAGCTGATGACAGTGCCGGCATCGTCCGTGAAGATGCTGCCCACCAGGTTCGTGCCGGGAACGCTCGGGAAACGCACACGTTTGTAACCGCTGACGCTTACCTTGCAAACCGAATACGTGCTGTCAGTGCTGTAGCTCTCTGACAACGTGGACTTGCCGCTCATGATCTTACGCCCGGAAAGATAGCCGCCGCTCGTACCTTTAATATCGTCCAGGGTGAGGACGGTCGCCTCCGGAACTTCAGGCATGTCATCTTTGCCGTTGCTGCTGTAGCAGGAGTAATGTTTTCCGTTCAGGTAGTCATTCACGCCTTTGCTCCAGAAGAAGGGCTCGTACATCATCCAGTCGCCCTCGCTGCCGTCCAGTTTGGCCGCCGTACCGTCGGCGTACTTGTTGCTGTCCGTATCATCCAACGGGTAGTAGGTCATCTCACCGTCAAGGTTGTTCACCGTGGTATCGACGTTCGCCATGTTCACGCTGCGTGTCGTGGGCTTCTTCGTCACTTTCGCCAGTACACGGTGGCGTTGCTTCAGGATGGCGGAGATATGGCCGCTCGACTCGTAGGAGTTACCATACTTGTAGCCGGTACCGTTGTCGAGGTTGCTCACGTTCGCGTCGTCAGACACGTCATCGTCGAACTCGATCATCGTGTACTCGGGCTGGCGGATGTTCAGCTCGGGGAAGTGGGCGGTATAGGCGGCGTAGGTCTCCTCGTCCAGGTACCGGGTCAGCCGTACCGTGCCCACCAATGCGCAGATGTCCGTGGAGTTGCCCTCCGCGTCCACGCCGCCCGTGTTCACAAACCGGTTCAGCCATGTGCCGTCGTCCTCACGGTCGATGCCGGTGACGCGGAGCCTGTCGATGTTGGCGCAGCGGTTCAGTATAGTCTCCCAGTTCAGGCCGGGGCAGGTGTCGAAGATAAGCGTACGGACATTGCTCCACGTTTCCAGGGTGAGGTTCGCCGCGGTCAGTTTGGGAAGGTACTCCAGACGCAGGGTGGTAAGCGTACCGGGAAGGTAGGCTTTCGCCACGGGTGCGCCCTTGGCGAAGGTCACGCTCTGAACCTTCGTACCTCTCGCGTCCAGTTCTTCCAGTTTCGTCTGCTCCGTCAGGTCAAGTGCCGTACTCGTGCTGCCGCCGGTCTTCGCCTGTGCCTGGTTGCGCACGTTCAGTTTCCGGAGCTGGCGGCAGCTGCCTATCGACAGCCACCAGCCGGTACTACCGGTGGTGGCGGACTGCAGGTTCAGTTCGCGAAGCACGGTGCATTTGCCCAGGTCCAGGGCGTTCTTCAGGTGGTCGGCCGCGCCGGTCATGTCGAGTACCCTCATGCGGCTCGCGCCGTAAACGCGCAGCGGGTCGTTCACCGTGTACGCACCGGTGATGGAGAGCGTGGCGGTGTCACCCTCGTCCACGATACCGGTACCCGCGATGTTCGGGCTGTTGTTCGTGCCGTAGCCGAAAGCGTAGGGCTCGGCGGCAGTCACCTTCAGGATGTCGGCCGTGTCATCGGAGGAGCGTGAGAGGTACAGGTCGATGTTGTCGCTCGTGAAGTTGCTCGTGCCGTACTTTGCGTCCAGCAGCGCGAAGCGGTTCTTGATGAAGTACTCCCGGTGCGAACGGTTGCTGCCCTGCAGGGCGTAGATGAACGGCCATACCTTGCCGTACATCTCCTGCACGGCCGGGGCGATGTATTTCAGGTAGCCGGACTTGTTGAAAGCACGGTCTGACCAGTTGCCACTCTGCTCCTCGTTCAGCATGGACAATACACGCTCGTTGGTCATCACCGCGCGGAAGCCGGCGGCACACCGTTTGAGGTCGTCCTGAAGGTTGGCGAGTACCAGGTTCCACAGCCACGAGTCGTGGCCCTCGAAGGCGTACTTCGACGCTTCCGCGTCGTAGGTATCCCGGTCGGTGGTGTACGTGTACACGAGGAAGCAGTCGTTGCGCTTGCCAAGCTGCGTGTCACCGTCGTAGTACGTGATGTACCATTTCAGCCCGTCCCACGTGCGCAGCATCATGTTCTTCGCGCGCTGGTCGACGCTAAGGAAATAGTCGGTGAAGAGGTAGTAGGTCAGAAGGTAGTCACGGTCGAAATAGCTGTCTATCTCATTCCTGAACTTCTCGCTCACGAAGGTAGAGAGGTCATTAGCGGTGGCACCGGAGGGGACGCACGCCCGTATCCACCCGTACAGGCGTTTCAGGGCGGTCTGCCCGGCCGTGGAAAGGCCGCTCCACGTGATGTCGCCGTCGCTCTGCGCCTTGCCGCTGGTGTCAACCCCGTAGTTGATCTCCGCACCGGCGTCGAAGTCGGCCTCCATCTGCGTGTCGCTGGTCGTGGCGAAAAGGCATATAGGCGAGGTGTTGTTCAGCATCTCCAGGGTAATCGGGCACGCCGGGGTGTAGCCGTCCACGCCCTCCATGCCGAACACAGCACCGCTCTTGCTCTTCTCGTTGTTGAAGTTGTACTGCCCGTAGTAGCTGTTCTCGCCGTCGGCCGTCTCCGCGCAGAAGATGTCGATAGGAAGGCCGTCGATGGCACTGCGGATATTGATACCTGCGAGGCTGTTTCCGGCCTGCTCGTACTGGTACCGCTGCGGAGGGGTCAGAAGGCCGAGCTCCTTCATCACGTCGTTGAACAGCTTGGCCCCGCCGGTATTCAGGGACATGGACGAGTCGGAATAGTCACTCTTGCAGCAGAACAGGTTCACGGGAACAGCACCGGGGCGCATCGTGTACTTGTTCCCCGCGCTGACGTGCTGACCGCTCATCGAAAGAAGCTCGCTCCCCTTGGCGCAGTAGATGCGGAGGTTCTTGCTCGGGTACTTCGTCGAGCTCGTGCCCTGGATACGGATGTAGCAGTTCGTGAGGATGAAGTCGTATTCCCGGCCGAGGGGCGAGTAGTAATAGATGTCGGCCAGGAAGTCGGTCTTCTTGTTGTTCTCGGCATACACGTCGTCCAGCTTGTTCTGACGCACGATGCGCAGCACGCCCTTCCCCTGCGCGAGCAGCTTGTCCAGGTCGACATCGCCCGTGTCCCCGAGGATATCGTTCTCCTCGTACAGCGCCATCATCATGTCCGTGCCGTCGGCGTCCACCATCGCGTTCTCCAGTTCCTCGTCGTCGCTGAGCGCGCGGTTATAGACGCGGATGCTCCGTATCTCCACATCGGCGCCGGAACTGTCGAGGGTGATTGCCTGCGGGATGTCCTGCTGGAAATTGAACGCGGTGTCGTAGAGGTCCGCGCCGGTGCGGTTGCCGTTGACGTAGAGCTGCATCAGCCGGTTCTCCGCCGTCGTGCCGATCATCAGGGCGACCTTCATCTCCTCACCGTCGGCGTAGTTCGTGGCAAGTTTCACCTCGCGCGTCACCTGCTCGTCGTCCTCGTTGGTGTAGGTCACGGTCTGTCCCGTGCGGAAGCCCGCCTCCTGCGTGGTGACAAGAAGTCCCTTGCCGCTGTCCATGCAGCTGACCACCGCCGCCGAGCGGTCGGTGACATTGCTAACCTTCATGGTGATCTCTATCGTCAGACCGGTGGATTTCACGTCGGTGGCGAAGGGCTTGTACCCGATGGTGGCCTTCGCACCATTCACGAGCTTCAGCGCGTTTCCCGTCCAGCCGCTGCTGCTCCAGTCCACGTCCTCGAACGTGGTCTTTACGCCGCCGGCTTCCCATACGGCCGGGTCGCTCTCCTCGTTGCTGCGCCCGGCAGCGTCCAGTTTGAACAGCAGGCCGTAGCTGGCCTCGGCGATGTCCACGCCGCTTTCGGTGACGTCGATATCCAGAGTGTAGGCGGTCGCGCCGAGCTTCAGCTGTATGGTCTGTGTCCCCTTCTCGGTGAAGCGGTTGCCGTACGTCTGCACGCTTCTCGGCACGCTGACGCTGCGAGAGAGGCTGCCGTTACGCCAGATCTCCACCGTGGCCGGGACGACGGCAGGGTCATAGGCCACGAAGCTGAAGGAGCACTGCTCGTACTGTCCCACTTCCAGGGTCGGGACGGTGTGCCCGGTTCCGGTGAGGATGCGCCCGTCGGCGTGGGTGATCTTCGTGCCGATGAACGGAGCGCTGCTGCCCATTTTAAGGATATCCATATACACGCTCTCGCTTTTCAGCGTCAGCCCGTCGGTCTCCATCTCGGCGACCATCTGCACGGTATGCCGACCGACTGACAGCCCGGACATGCCCAGGCTGAACGTGCCGTTGGTGGTGCCGCTGCGCGTTACGGAGTGCGCCTCCTTCTGCGCACCGTCCACGTAGAGGGTCACGGTCTTCGTCCCGGTACCGGTCACGGCGTAGGGAATCGTGGCGGTATCGTCAGCTCCGAGTCCTCCCTGCGTGAGGCCGCTGGCTATATTATAGCTGCTCGACAGGCTCAGGGTGACGGACTTCACGCTCACGTAGGCCTGCTTCTTCTGTGTCTTTCCGGTGGAGGGGTCGGTGGCGATGGCCACGACGTAGATGTCGCTCGTGCCCAGCAGCAGGTACTTGGTCAGGTCGAGGGTGTACGTGCCCTTGCTTACCTCCTGTATCGTCTCGCTGTAGGTGGTGGTGGCGCCGCGCTTGACGGTGATCTGCACGGTGGCCTTCTGCCCGGTGCTCTCCCCCTTCTCGTCGCCGGCGGTGTACTGGTGGTCGTAGCTCCACGTGAGTTTCACACTGCCGCCTTCCTTGACGGTCGGGTTGTCCACCGACGCGCCCAGGACGATCCGTGTGGTGGAAGTGTCACCGCCACCGCTTCCGCCGCCTGCCGGGAGATCGACGGCCACCACCTCCGCGCCGCCCTTGTTGGTCAGCGTCAGGCGAACGGTGCTCTCGTCGTCGCTAAGCTCGGCGTCCGCGCCGAAGATGGTGCCCGCCTCCAGTTCGGACAGTTTCGCCGCCACCGCCGCGTTCTGCACGGGGTTGGTGCTGTCCGCGTCCAGGCTCTCGTCCACCTCCACCTTCTCGATGGTCAGGCTCACGTTCCCCTCCGCGTCGGGATTCTGTTTTTCACCGTTCACCGTCAGGCTCTTCACCGTGCCCGCGCCGCCGAAGTCCTCCCACGCGCCCGTACTCTCCCAGGCCGTCAGGCTCGTGCCCGTGAACTGCTTCGTCTCCCATTTGCCCTGCGACACCTCGTAGGTGATGCAGCGGCCCTTGTAACGGTATTTCTCATCCACCGCCACGATGGCCGTCGCCAGGGTATAGTAACCGCTTTGCAGCGGGACCTCCTCCGTCACGTTGTACGTGTTTCCACCGCTGCCCGTGCCACCGGGAATGGCGACGGAGGCGATTTTCTCTCCGGTCTTCCCCAGAAGGGTGAGTTCAACCGTGTCGTTCTCCTCGTCAGGAACGGCCGTCATGCCGCCCACCAGGCTGCCTTCCACCGCACCGGCGGCGTTCTCCGCCTTTGTGGCGGCTTCATTGGCAGCAGCGGCAGCGGCCTGTGCCACGCCGGCCTTCTCGTTCGCCGTGGCCGCGGCACTGCCAGCAGCGCTTGTGGCTGCCGAGGCATTGGTGGCCGCGTTGTTCGCCTTCGTGGCCGCGGCGTTGGCTGTGGCCGCGGCGTCCGTGGCCGGTTTGCCCAGCAGGGTAAGCGGGGCGCTCACCAGCTCGGTACCACGCAACGCCGGGAGGCTCTTGATGTTGTCCAGTGAGGTAACCTCTTCCAGTTCGTCAACGCCCTGGCTCTCCGCCTTGATCGCGTTCAGGATGTCGTTCTTAAGTTCCGTTTTCTCCGATTCTGTCAGTGCCATAAGTTATTCCTCCTTCTCGTTTTCAGGGTTGTTGTCAAGCATATCGATAATCGCATCGCCCACGGAGGGGATGCAGAGGTTCGCGGCGGCAAAGCGCACGAGCCTCTCGTCTTCGGTGTCCAGCGCCATCTCACCCTCGCTGTTGAAAATCCTCAAGGCGAGGTTCTTGGCGCGCACGCCGTTCATGCGGGTGTAAAGCACGTCAGCGAAGGACTCGCGCGCGTCACCCGTCACCGTTTTCTTATGGGATATGCCGGTATAGACCGGCAGTTCTTTGAAATTGATTCTTGCCATGATGGTATGATTTTATTAGTTGTAGTCCGAATAGCCGGCGCACCACTGTTTGTTCACCTTGTCCCACACGAGCATCACGATGCAGCCGTCGGAAACCTTCCAGCTGCTCTTGCTGTTCGTGCGCCCGTCGTTAATGCGGTGCGAGCTGTCACCCACGGCGAGCGTGTAGGCACCGGAGGCCGACTGCTTGAACCAGTACGCCTGGCCGTCCTGAGGGCTCGCGGGGAGCGTCAGCGTGATGTCACTGCTCCCCACCGTGATAATGAAACTGTCCATGTCGGAAAGCGTCTGGCTCGTGTTCACACGCCTGACACGCAGCCGCAGGCCGCAGATGTCACCGTGGGGAATATATAGCGCGTGGTTACCGGAGTACTGGTAACCCTGGTCGTCATAGGCGTTGGAGCCCGTCACGTCCAGGTAAAGCCCGATGTTCCCGTACAGGATACTGTCACTCGTGCGGGAGACCTCCACGCGCATCGGGCAGCTGATCATGCCGCCCATCGAGGAGGGCATCACGTCGGAGCCCAGAAACACGCTGTTCTCGCCGTTCATGAAGCGCATCAGCCCCGCAGAGAGGTACATCGACTCGGCGCCGGAGACCGCTTGGAGCGAGGAGGAGCTGATGTCGAAACCGCCCACCGTGCCGCCCGTGGCGTCAATCTCCCCCGTGAACTTCCCGTTTCTGGCCTCGATGCTTCCGTCCTCCAATATCTTGAAGTTCTCGTTGGCCGTCACAAGGCCCTCAAGCAGGATGTTGTCCGCCGTCAGCTTGATGACGGTCCGGCTGTTCCCATCCGCGTCGGTCTCCTCGACGGCAACGCCGACAAGGGCAACCTTCCCGTCAGCGCCCTGCGCGTACAAGCCGCTGCCTTCAGGCTTCACGAAAAGACCCGTCTCCTGAAGCAGGTTCTCGTCACGGTCGAACACCGCCGCCGAGATCTTCACCAGACGCTCCGACTGCTCGAAAAGCGTCCGGTAGCGGTGTGCAAGGCTCTCCACCTTGTCGGTGGACAGCACGAGCATATACAGGTAGATGTCACCGGTAAAGGACAGTTTGAAATCACCTGTACCGTTCCAAAGGCCGCTACAGGTGTACTGCACGTAACCATCAGTTGCAGACAGTTCCTCCTCCACCTCCAGGCTGTTGAAGTTCGCAAAACCCGTCTTGTCAACGTCCACGAACTGGACTCTTAGAGTCCCTTTGGTTGCGCAGCGGTAGAAGAAAGAAAGGTACACCGGCACGGCTTCCTTCTCCCCGTCACCGTTCACCGGCATGGAGGGGATGCTTTTCAAATTCGCCCGTTTCTGGAGGATGTACTTGTTACGGATGCGCACCACCGTCCGCCCGTCATCCACCGTCACGCTCGCCCCGTCGCCCTTCCTGGTCAGTACGTTGTTGTTCGCCCAGATCCAACGGTTCCCGGCAAGGAAGAACACCGTCTCGTTCTCCGTGTTCCATTTCTCCAGCCCGTCGTCGAAGGCGGGGTTGTTCAGGTAGCCCTTCTCCGTGGCGAAGTCGCTGCGAAGGGCGGTCACCACGCTGGTGATACGGCCCTCCACGATCTCGAACTTGGTCTTGATGTCCTCGCCCGTCACCAGAAGGAAAGTCCCGCGCAAATAGGCGTTGTCGCTGTAAAGGCCGTTGCCGTGCGGCTGGTTGTCAGCCGGGAACCAGTCATCGCTGATGCCGTCCAGGTTGCCCAGACGCGCACGCAGGCAGTCCGAAAAGTTCTTCGCCTTCACCCCGTCCATCACGTCCACGCGGGGCTGACCGTCCTCGGTGGCGGAGATCAGGATTAGGTTCTGACGCAGCGGGTTCTCCGTGTTGCCCATCAGCACGCACTCGTCACCGGCCTCCGGAAGGGAGGCGCCGAACTCCCCTTCAGGCACAAGGATGGAGTCACCCTCTGTCGCCGCAACCTCCACCCAGTACCCCTTCAGGCTGCCGCCGCTGAACGTGGCGCAACGCATCAGGTCATGGGCCTGGAAACTGTTGTCCTGCTCGAAGGTGATTTTCCAGTATCCGTCTTCCAGTACGGCGGTCTTTATCTTCCCGTTGGCCGCGCTCACACAAAGCTGGCCGCCAACGCTGCGCACCTTCTCGATAAGCAGCTCCAACACCACCATGACCTGCCGCACCGTCAGCTTGTCGATGGTAAGATGGGACAAAGCGTCCTCCATCCAGAGCCGCCAGCCCTCACCGAAAAGACCGTCCACAAATTTCGGACTGCGGAGCAAAGTCTTCACGACGAGCGTCAGCAGCTCGGCGTTGCCCTTGTCATCAATACCCGCATTATCCTCCTGCCCGATACCGATACCTTCCTCGAAGGTGATTTTCTTCTTCGCACGGTCGGCCCTCTTCTTGCTGATGAACTCGGCCTGGCTCCGCCTGGCCGAGAAAAGGTTGTTGTCGGTGGGAAGTGTATTGTCCCAGCTCCGGATAATGTCCGGAAGGTTCGCGCCGGACACGGCGGTCTTCGTATAGCTGCGCACCTCGTTGATGCTGTTCGTCAGGCTTTCCATCACGCCCGTGGAAAGCGCGTCGCCGATCTCAAGGTCCATCTGCGAGGGAAGCGCCACCTTACGTGTGATTTTAGTGATACGGCTGCTGCGGAAACCCGTTTCAGGGAAATACTCCTCACTTTCCAGCCGCACGCGGCGGCCGGGGTAAAGGTCTATCCCGCCTCGCTCGACATACACGTGGTCCGTAGGACCCTTGTACACGGAGACGTCGATGGCGTTCTCCGCGTTGTACGCGTTGACGGCCGTCAGGTATTCCTCCTCGGCAAGCGCGTAGTACTCGTCGGGCATACGGATGTTCCAGAGGATATATTTGTCACCGGCTTTCGGTATGAGGTTCCCGCCGGGAAGCTGCATGTCGTCATCATACGGCCAGATGGTGATGATCTCGAACTCCCGGGTGTCACTGTCAAAGTTCACCTCGAAATAGTAGGTGCCGTCCTCCTCCTCGCCAAGGCCGGCCAGTTCGCCGCCTTCCTGGAAAGAGATGCGTTTCACCTTTTCGCCAAGCTCGTAATCGTTGGGGTCGAAGTTCAGCGTGTCGTCCCGGAAATACCAGATGGTGAATTTATTCCCGTCCTCGCCCGTTGCTTCCTCGCTGCGCACTGAAGTCACGGTACCCACACGCCGGGGATAGATGCCCGCGAAGGCGTCCTTCTCGTAGTGGTGGTGGATGCCGTACTTCTCCACATTCACGTCCACGTATTTCGCGCCGCCAGGAAGCTGCAGCCGGCTGTGCCCGTATTTATCCGGGTCGATGTTACGGGAACTGCCGACCGGGAACAGGCGGGTGTAGAACTTCGCGCCGTCGGCCTTGTCGCGGGAGAGTTCCGTCAGCCCTTTCCCGTAGGCCAGGGTAACCTCCTCACCGTGTTCGCAGCGGCAGAGGTTCACCGTCTGGCCCTCCACCCACCACTCGGCGCCCGGCACCTTGCCGGCGAGTTCCTTCAGCGCGTCGGGGCAGTACTTCCCCTCGTAGTCGATAACCACGTTCTCCGTGCCGTCCACGCGGCCCACCTTCCAGTCGGTAACGCCGCCCATGCCGTCATTGATCGACTTCACGATCAGCGCCACGTGTTCCCGCGGAGGGGCCGTCAGCGTGAACACCGGCTCCGGGTCGCCGTCCACCACGTTCAGGACGAGGAACCTCTTTATCAGGCTCTCGATACCGTAGAACTTCACGTCGTATTTCCACTCCTGCGTGCTGCGCTCCTCCGGAAGGTAACGCTCCTGGAGCCAGTAGCGCTCGCCGCAGAAATCCACGTAATCATTCACTTCCAGCGCCACATATTCGTACAGGGTGAAGGAAAGCGTCAGCACGTTGTCCGACTGGATCGCCTTCACCTGCGTGGAGCTGTCGTCCGGGGAAAGGACCGCTTTCGCCTGCCTGCCTCTGTCATATACCGTTAAAAGCATGTTCGGATGGTGTTTGAGCGTTGTTTAAATGATAGGTTCGGGTTCACGGAACTTCACCTTGAAGCGGCCCGCCTGCACGCCCTCCGTCCAGAGGTAGGTCAGCGGCGTGAAGCCGGAACATTCCAGGTAGTGTACGCGCAGCGTCAGGTCCAGCTGCGGAAGATACAGCGAGAGCCAGCCTTTGTCGCCGGTTTTCAGGAAGGAGATGAAGGACATGTATCTCTTCAGCCACTCCTGCTTGGTGGCGGCATACAGCGCGAAGGTCAGCGTAATGTCACGTGCCTCGTTGGCCACAACCAGCTGGTCGGAATATTTCTCACCGTTCTCCTCGCGTATGTCCACGGCGGTGTGCGCTTTCGTCCTGCTCGCGGCAAGGATGGCCTTCAGGTTGTCACGCCCGCCGCGCTTCTCTTCTGTCAGGAATACGCCGTACTCCGTCCAGATATCGGTGCCGTTCACAAGGAACAGCCCGCCCATGATCGTTTCCATGCTCATGATGATTTCATTCTTAGTCCGTCACGTATGATCCGTTTGATATCTTCCCTTATCTCGCCGAGGAAACCCGCGCTTTTACCGGTGTTCTCCGCGATCTTCGCCAGGTGCCCCTCGGCGCTGGCCATGCGGCCGGCCACGTCCTCGGTCTTCTCGTCGATGCTCACCCAGTGGTTCAGACCCGAGGTGAACAGCCCCTCCAGCTTCGTGCCCTGGTCCTGCGACATGGCCGAGAAGCTCCCGGACTTGCCGCTCTGCGTCGTGGACCCGCTGTCCTCCGTGATACCGGCCGCGTCGAACAGGGCGTCCTTCTCCGCCTGCGCGGCGCTGAAGATGTCCTGGTACTTCCGGCGCAGCTCGTCGGCCTCCCTTTCCGAGAGGATGCCGTCGCTCATGAACTCCGCGAAGACCTCCTGCCACTTCTTCAGCTCGTCCGAATAGGTGCCGTCAACGACGGACTTCAGGATGGCGTTCTCCAGGAACTCGTCCACACTCGCGATCACGTCCTCCGAACCCGTCTCGAAGTCCTTCAGCAGCTCCTTCATGCCGCTCTTGATGTTATCGAACGACGTGTCCGTGATCGCCTCCTGCCACTGCTGCTGGAGTTCCAGCAGCGTGTTCGCGTCGGAGACGTACTCGTCCAGCCACTCCGACTGGTCGTACTTCCCGCTGTGTATCTTCTCCCAGATGTCCGGAAGCTCCTGCAGTTTGGCAAGCTCCTCCGGGGAAAGGCGCCAGAGGTCGGAGGCGGAACGGAGCGTCTTCCCCACATAGGCGGAGGCACGCTGCCAGTCGTTCCACCCGAAGGCGTCATTGATGTAATAGTCATTCGAGTGGTGCGAGCTGTGGTACCCCATTTTCGCCTCCAGCATCTGGCGGTCGTTCTCGATCTTCTCCCGCTGCTTCTCGTACGCGCTCCGGTAGTACTCCGTGGACTGCGCACCGCCCGAGTTCTCCATCTCGTCCGTCAGCTTCTCGATGGCCGTGGTCAGGTACTTGTTCGATTCAGTCAGACGGTCCACCAGCGCGTTCACCTCCCTGGCGTTGCCGTGCGAGGAGAACAGCCCGAAGGTCACCGTGTCCAGGATGTCGCGCACGCCGTAGAAAAGCGAGCCGCCGATCTGCGTGAAGAGCTCCCCGGAAAGGATGTTCTCCAGGATGCCGTTCACCGCGCCCAGCACCGAGTCCAGGATGCCGCTCACCAGCGTGCCGATGCCTTCCTTCAGCACGTCGAGGATGGAAAGCACCGCCGCGATGATCTGCCCGATGATGCCCCCGCTGCTGAACGTTTCGGCAAGGGTGCTGCCCACGCTGCCCATCACGCCGCCCATGTTCTTCGTAGCATCGCCCAGTTTGCCCAGCCCCTGGGCTACGCCGGCAAGGGAGCCGGACTTCAGGCCCTGGAGACCTTCGGCAAGACCGGTAAGGGACTGTACGGCGTTCGTGCTGGACGTGCGCAGGTCCTGTGCCGCCTTGTCGTTCGCCTCTGTCAGGGTGACCACGCCCGCCGAGGCGGCGTCGAAAGCCTCCCGGGTGGTGGCGGCCACTTCCTCCACCTCCTTTACGGCGGCGGGGTCGCCGCTTTCCGCGGCTTTCTTCAGCTTGTCCTGGGCGGCAGCCAGGGCATCGGCGGCGGCCTTCTCCCTCTCCTTGGCCTCCGTCAGCTCACGCAGCGTCGTCTGGTAGGCGGCAAGGTCACGGGAGACATCCCTGAACATGTTCCGGTTAATGCCGCCCGCGCTCCGGTCCTCCAGCTTCGCGATCAGCCGGCTGATCACCTGCTTGTCCTCGGCACTCGCGTCCCGGTACTCGTCGGAGGCGGCATATTTCCTCAACTTTTCCAGCGTGGGACGCAGCTGCTCCTCAAGCAGCCCCCCGAAGTTGCCGAAAAGCCCGTCCCAGTCGATATCCGCCTTCAGGCTCGCAATCTCGGCGGCGGCCGTCTCTTCCTTCTGCTGGCGGCCGAGGCGTAATACCTCGCCATAGTTGCCCGCTTCCTGCGCCTTGCGGATTTTCTCCGCGTATTCCTGGGCAATGGCCAGCTTCTTCTGCTGGTACGTGCCGTACTCCTTCAGGTAGTCGAGCATCGACTGGCGGGCGGCCTCGTTCTCCTCCCTGGTCACCTTTGCCAGGTCGCCGTCACGGGCCGCAGCGGCCTTCTCACGCGCCTCTTTCAGGGAGGATTCCTGCCCGTCGGTCAGGCTGCCCTTCTGCGCGTCCCGCCACTTCTTCTCCTGGGCGGCGAGCTCGGCGATCTCCTTGTCGTAGTTCAGGCGGATCTGGCGGCGGCGTTTCTCGCCGCTCTCCTTCAAAAGGTCGATCTCCGACTGCCGGTTCTTCATCTGGAGCTTCAGAAGCTCCGAGGCGCGCTGCTCTTCCGACTGTTGCTCCTTCTTAGAGGCATTCGGGTCGGGCTTCGTGTGGCCGCCAAGCCCGGAACTCTTGGCGAGCTCGACGGATTTCTCCATTTCAGCCTGCGCCTTCTCCAGCCATTCGTCACGCTCCCTTGTCAGACGATCCACCTCTTCCTGTTTCAGCCAGCGCCCGTTGTTGTTCCCCTTGTAGGAAGCGTTGGAGGAGAAGAAACGGTCAACCTTGCCGCCGTAACCCCACCACGTGTCATAGTCGCTTTCCGGCTTGGCCTGCGCTTCAGCCACCTTGGCGTCAAGCTCGACCGCCTTGTTCACCATGCTCTGGGCCTTGGCCTGGAGGAAAAGCATCCGGATATAGGCGTCGCTCTTGCTGATCAGGATGTCATACCACTGGGCCAATGTGTCATAATAGCCGAAGGTCTCGCCGTACTTGCTGTTAAGTTCCTTGACCTTCGCCTTCTCCTCCTCCCTCGTGCCGGTGAACTCCTTCAGGCTCGCCAGCGTGCTCTCGATCTCGAAACGGGTCTTGATCATCTGTGCACGGCCGTCGGACTCGATTTTTACCATTTCACGGGCTTTCTCCGCCGCTTTCTCCTGCGCGTCCGAGTATCTGTCCCAGGCAACGACAAGTCCCGTGATAACGGCCGAAAGACCCAGCGTAAGCGTGGCCATCAGGGCCTGCGCCGCACCGGTGGAGATACCCAGGGCGACGGCCAGCCGGGTATTGGCGGCCGTCAGCAGGTTCTTCATCTTCACGACCGTCACCAGGCGGAACGCGGAATCCTTGTTCAGGGTATTGAACACCTGCTGGAGACCCATCGTGATGGCCATCACGCTCTGCACGCGGGTCTGTATTTTCGCCAGGTTCTCGTTCTCCGAGGCGAAGAGAGACAGCGCGCCCGTGGCGGTGGTGAACAGACCGGCAAGGCCGCTCACGCCCGACATGAAACCCTGGAGGTTCGCGTCATCGTTAGAGAGGATTTTCGTCTGGGTGTTCAGGTCGGCAAGCGTGTCGGAAAGGAGCGCGGCCTGCTGCGCCATCTTCCGGTATTCTTCAGTGTCCTGTTTACCTTCCAGCCGCAGGCGGGCCATGCTGTCCTGGAGCTCGCGCAGCTGCAGGGAAAGGCGTTTGCCGCCCTCCCGTGTCTTCTCCTGTTCAGCCTGGAGCCCGGCAAGGGCGCCCTTTTCCTCCTCGAGCGCCTTCTTCGCGGCGTTCAGCTCATCCAGGGCGGCCACCTTGGCCTTTCCCGGAGCGGCATCCCGGTAGGCTTTCTCCAGCGACTTGATGTCGCTCTCGATCTGTCCGATGACTTCCTTCTGCGCCCGAATCCTGTCGGTCAGGCTCTTGCTACCGGCAGCGGCGCGTTCTTCCTCCAGGGAGATACGACTGTACTCCTCCCGGAGGTTCCGGACACTCTTCTCCGCCTCGCGGTGTTCCCTCTCAAGCCCTTCAAGGGCCGCGCGTTCCTCGTCCAGCACCTTGCGGCAGGCCGCCACGTCGGCGGCAAGCTCCGCCTGTGCAGGCCCCGGCTTCATGTTCTGAAGCTGCGTTTCCATACGGTGCAGGTCGGAACTCACCCCCTCGATGACCTTCCTCTGCTCCTCGATACGCGCGTTGATGGCCTCGGCCGCCTTACTGGCCTTTCCGGCAAGGATATCAACCGCAAGGCCGGCCTTGTCAAGGCCGCCGGTCAAGTGGTCCTTCATCAGGAATTCGATTTCTACGGGCTTCATCGTTTACAGTTCTAAATTGCTTTGGTAAAAATTCACTATGTCGCCGGCTTCACGGGCGGCGGATTCCGGATCGATCCCGCCGCCATCGCCTTGCGGAACCTTGGAGTCAGCTACTGACCGGCGGCGCACGTACTTGGGGGCGTCATGGAGCATCATCACCAGCGTCTGGTAGTTTACACCCCTCATGATATATTCCACCGTCCAGCCTGTTGCGGAAGCGACACTCCAGATAAAACCGAAGGGGCTATGGGACCCTTCAAACTCGGTCCTTAACTCCCCTTCCTTCTTTGGCTCAGTCTCGGTCTCATCGGGTTCGCCCGGTCCACCGACCTGATAACACTCGTAAAAGCCTCGCTGCCCATCAGGCTGATAAACTCCTCCAGGGCACCCACGAGGAAACGGTGGTCCACCCATACCCGGAGGAACCATGCGACGGGGCGTTCCAGATGACGGGAAAAGGCACCGCGGCAGAGCGTGAGGGCAACCATGCGGGAGAGGGTGACACCGTGACGGGCCATGAACTCCATGCGCTCGCGGACACTGAACGACTCCATCTCACCGGGGGAGACATCCATCGACAGGTACAGCCGGGAGATGCGGATCTGGTCTTCCAGCCGGGGACGCCGCATAGTCACACGCAGACGCAGCGCCCTCCTCATAAAAGGAAGCCGGAACTCCCTCAAGGGAAGGGAGACGCCCCGGTCAAGCAACGCCTCGGACGCCTCCCTCTGCACCATTCTTGCCTTACGATCGTCCATACGCTATGCCGATGCAGTGTCGTTGATCTCGTACGGGGCGCTGCCGTCCTCGGGCTTGTTCACCTTCAGCTGGCACTCGATCTTGGAGACCTCCGTCAGCGTCAGCTTCCCGCCAAGGTTCGCAAGGATCGTACCGTTCGGGATGGTCATCGTCTGGCCGCTCACGAACTTGATGGCCCACTCGCCGGAAAGCTGCACCAGCTCGGTCGGGGCCTTCCAGCCCGTGGGGGCATCATCCGGACCCACCAGCGTGCCGCCCAAAACGGCCTTGATGTTCTTGTAGTCAAGCTGGATAAGGTTGAACGTGGGCGATACCTGCCCGTTCTTCTGCAGAAGCGTCAGCACGGGGGCGTCGGGAACCTGCTCGGCCTCGACATCCACGCTCTCGGGCTTCGTCCCGCCCCAGTCCCAGCTGCCCTTCTCGATCCAGCCGATGGTTGCGGTGCCGAACGTAACGACGGCGATGCCGTAGATAAAATTCTTATTCTTTTCCATTTCGTCTCTTGATTAAAAAGGTTGATACTATGCCGGATGCCATACCGGCGATAAAAGCAATCAGGGCGATTTTAACGGGGTTAAAACGCTGTTTGAACTCCGTTTCAGCGGTTTTCGTGGCACTCACGGTGTCGCCCCGGATACGGGTCAGCTCCTCCCCGTACCAGAGAACCAGACGCTGGAGGCTGTCACAGGTGGAGGTCACCACCAGCGTATCGCCCCTGGACGTCACGTCCACGCCCGCCTGCCCGTTCTTTCCATGATAGGAGGCACCGGCAGGAAGAGCCAGCAGGTCAGCAGCCGGAATCTTCAGCGTCAGCACCGAGGCCGGGAGGCCCGCCATCACCAGACCCCGACGCACGGACCTTGCGCTGTCCGCGCTTGCCGAGGTACTCTCCTGAATCCGGGTCCGGCTCTGCCTTCGGGAGCTCGCGCAGCCCGTAAAGAACAGGGCAGTCGTCATGATGACGGCAACTGTTAGCCGTGTCAATGGCCTTCCGAAGACGCGCCATCTCGCGCTTGGTGGCCTGCAGATCCTTGCGTGTCGCATTCAGTTCGTCTTTTAAGGGTTCTACAATGTTATCGATCAGGATGCGCGTGGCGTGCTCGGCGTTGTCTATATGCACAGTCTCGGCATCGGCCTTCGCCTTCTCCGCTTCCGCACGCGCTTTCCGCAACGTGGGGCCCAGGGTCAAAAGGGCCGTCAGGGCGGCGACAAGACCGCCACCGAATATCCAGTTCAATACAACGCTCGTTTCCATAACGCCTCCCTTATGATTGTCTGATACCTATTGATTGAAGCCACTCCTGTACATCGAAGCTGGGGCAGGCTTTGGCCGCCAGCTCGTTATGCCCCACGATACGCACGTCCGGGAAACGGCGGTGGAAGTCTTTCACGTACTTTTCAAGCGCACGCTTCTGGCAGGCCGTACGGGTGTCCGCAGGCGTTTTACCGTCCTTTGCGCACCCGCCGGCATACACGATATGGCGGCTCACGGAGTTGTAGCCGGCCACGCCGTTGGTGATCTCCCAGGGGTCCACGTTCGCGTCCTCGTTGTTGTCCGCCAGACGTTCCACGCCGCCGTTCAGATGGAACAGGTCGGTATAGCCCACCTGTTTCCAGCCGCGGCCGCCCTTTGACACCGGGTTCGTGTGCCAGGCGCGGATATCCGCGCCGCTCACCTCACGCCCTTCAGGAGTCGCCGTGCAGTGAATGACAAGATACTTCAGCTTTCCCATCACTCACCGCCTTCCTCCTCGTCAACGGCCGCCTGGGACAACGCTATATCCACCGTTTTTTCAGGATCGGCGTCCAGGCCCAGTACAAGCGTGCCGGATACCGCCTTACCGCTGCTGTTCACATCGGCGGTGACCGTCAGGGTGTCATTACCGATTCCGACCACCGAGAAGCCGGCAGGGATGGAAACCACGCTGTAATCACCGGAGGCGGTAACCGTCACCTCCTTGCTCTCACCGGCGGCCTTGAAGGAAAGACTGACCGGATCGGCAGAAATGCCGCGTTCCACCGCCTTGAACACCGGAGTCTCGCGGGTGTCGAGCACCACGAACTCCTCGCCGAAGGCAATTTCCGTGTCGGCCTTCATCAGCAGCTTGAAGAAGTACAGTTCGCTGGAATTCATCCACTTGTCGATCTGGATCACCTCCTCGTCGTCCTGGAGGTTCACGCCAGCAAAGAGGTTGCCGTCGGCAGACATCGAGCAGAGCGTGGCCACGATAAGGTCGTCAGGCCAGGAATTCAGCGTCTCGATGGTGATGCCCTTGTAACGCTTCTTGTTGATGTCCGTCTCGCTCGTGTTCTTGTACTCGCGTTCGGTCAGCTCGTCGTCGTACTTGTCGAAGTCGTCGATGCTCATCAGGATACGCAGGTTCGGGTTCTCACGCAGGGCTTTCGGGATGGCCTTGCGGACAGCCTTCAGCTTGCCGATCATGGAAGTGTCGGAAGGCGCCGGAACCACGATCACGTCCGTATCCTTGGCCGCCTGGGTCAGGATGCCGTTGAAAAGGTGGTCGTCGTCACTCCCGAACTCGCCGTTGATGTAATGCCAGCCCAGCTCGAACTTCACGCTCTTGCTAAGCTCGTCAAGCAGCGTGTTCTGCGCCTCGGGAGGAAGCTCGGCGAACACGAGGTTGCCCTTCGGCTGCCACTTGCGCCAGATGTGCTCGAAGGCGCGGGGGTTGAAGGTGGTGAACGCCATGAAGTCCTCCGGATCCAGGGACTTCTCCGAGTAATTGAAGTTACCCTTCGAATCCTCCAGACCCGGATTCTCCTTGCGTTTCTGGAGCATCTTGCCGGTCTTGATACGCGGCAGGCTGATTTTCTTCTCGACGCCGGGGATCACCATGATCAGGCCTTTCTCCACAAGGTCGTTCCCGGTGCAGGCCAGGACCAGGATCTTTTCCAGGACCTCGCCGTTGTAATTGGTGTTTCTTACTACTATTGCCATGGCAAATGTCTTTATTTACGGTTCAACTTGTCCTTGATCTCCCCCATGCGCTTGTTCCAGGGACTTTCCTTGTCCGGATTCAGATGAAGGTCGGTCATGACCTTGCGCTTGGGGGAGAGTTTCTCCAGCGCCTTTTCCCCGTTCTCGCGGTCCTTGGACAGAAGGTTCTCATAGATGGGGCGGGTAGTGGCGTCGATACGCCCGTCATTCTCCGCGTCATCAAGCAGTTTCTTACGCGCGGCGGCGTCATCGGCATCCGCCTTGTCACGGAAAACTTTCAGCTCACCCTTCAGACGGGTGACCTCGGCGTCAAGGCCCGGGACCTTGCCGGCCTCCGTTTCCAGAAGACCGACCTCGCGGAGGAAATCGTCGTCCGTCACGCAGTTCTTGAACCGCGGACGTTTCTTCAGTTCGTCTAAATTCATGTTGTTCTCGTTTTGTGGCTTGTGCAGCCGGTTATTGAATATTTGGAATACCTCGTCGGGGGTACTGTCTTCAGGAACGGGATCGGCATCATAGATACCGTCGATAAGGCCCAGAGCCAGCGCCTCGTCGGCACGGAGCCAATGGTCCTTGCCGTCGAAATACAGCGAACGGATCTCATCCTTGTCACGGCCCATACGTGCGGCATACATCTCGCAAAGCGTGTCCTCCAGGGACTCGATCTCACGGATGCAGCCCAGCATCTCGTCCTTGTTGCCGTAACAGCCGCCCTGCACGCTGTGGAGCATCAGGCGGGCGTAACGGCTCATCTGCACCGGCTTCCCGCAAAGGGCGATGACGCAGGCCATGCTGGCGGCGATGCCGTCCACGTAGATGGTGATGTCCGCCTTGCTGTTACGCAGCGCGTTGAAAATGGCAATACCGGCATATATCTCGCCGCCGTTGCTGTTGATACGCACGTCAATCCTGCCGGACTGGGCTTCGGCCTCCAGGAGCTCGCGGGCGATATCACCGCTGCGCACATCGTCATAATCACCGATGTCACCGTAAAGCAGGATGCAGCAGGCGTCCTTACCGGGTATGATGTTGAAAAACTTTCTCATGCTTTCCTGTCGTTTTAAGCGGGTGTCCCCGCAAAGTTCACGGTGCGAAATTAGGGGGATTAAAGCCGTTTTTCAAACCGCGTATTCATCATGCGGACTTTAAAACGTTGTCATGACGTTTTAAAGTGTCATCATGCGGCACGCGTTTTTTTCCGCCCCTTTTCCTTATCAATTTTGCACCTAAAAAAGGAGGCAATATGACCGAACTAAGCATGCAACAGAAAAGGGAATGGGCGAAGACGCTCTACCTGAAGGAGAACCTCACACAGCAGGAAATAGCCGAACGCGTGGGAGTGTCACGCATCACGGTGAACAACTGGATAGGCAAGAACGGATGGGAGATGCTCAAGACATCCATCACCATCACACGCGAGGAACAGCTGAAAAACCTGTACCGCCAGCTGACCGAACTCAACAACGCCATCATGGCAAAGCCGGAGGGGGAACGTTTTCCGAACGCCGCGGAGGCGGACACCATATCCAAACTGTCCAACGCCATCAAGAAGATGGAGACCGAAGTCGGGCTCTCGGACATCATATCCGTGTTCTCAGACCTGCTCAAATGGCTGCGTGCATCCGACCCCATGCAGGCGAAGGAGGTGACGCCCCTGCTTGACGCGTTCGTCAAATCAAAAGTTTCATGAACATGGCAAAGAAAAGACTCACACCGCAGGACAGGACCGCACTGGCCGAATGGGAAGGGCTGGTGGCATCCATACACGAGAGCTCGGACATCAACCCCTCGGACACGGACGCGGAAATACGCGCACGAAGGGAAAGGCTGGAGAAGGACGACGAGGAGTGGTTCAAATACTACTTCGCCATGTATTGCACCTGCGAACCCGCCGCCTTCCACAGGAAAGCCACCGGACGGCTGATGAGGAACAAACGCTGGTACGAGGTGCGCGCCTGGTCACGCGAGCTGGCGAAGTCCGCACGCTCCATGATGGAGATCTCCAAACTGGCGCTGACAAAAAAGATACGCAACGTGCTGCTGATCTCCAACTCGCAGGACAACGCCCAAAGGCTACTGCTGCCCTTCATGGCCAACTTCGAGGAGAACCAGCGGATCATCCAGGACTACGGGACGCAGAAGAAACCCGGGTATTGGGAAACGGGGGAATTCACCATCATGGCGGGATGTTCCTTCCGCGCCATCGGAGCCGGGCAGTCACCGCGCGGTACACGTAACAAGAACTTCCGGCCGGACTTCATCCTGGTGGACGATATCGACACAGACGAGGAGTGCCGGAACCCGGAACGCATCAAGACCAAATGGAAATGGCTGGAGGAAGCCCTGATACCGACCATGTCCGTATCGGGAAACTACCGCATACTCTTCAACGGAAACATCATTGCCGCGGACTGCTGCATCAAAAGGGCCATCGAAAAAGCCACGGAGCTGAAGGGAAAGGGAATCGGGCACGTGGACATCATCAACATACGTGACAAGAACGGGCTCTCCGTATGGCCCGAGAAAAACTCGGAGGAGGATATAGACCTCTTCCTCTCACTGGTCAGCGCGGCGGCACGCCAGAAGGAATTCTTCAACAACCCCGTGGCCGAGGGCGAGATATTCAAGGACATCATCTACGGGAAAGTGCCGGCGCTCTCGAAATTCAAGTTCCTGGTCATCTACGGTGACCCCGCACCCGGGGAGAACAAGACAAGGAAGAGCTCCACGAAGGCGGTGTTCCTGCTCGGCAAACTGGCAGGGAAGCTCTACGTCATCAAGGGGTTCCTCGGAAGGGAGACGAACGCCACGTTCATCGAGTGGTACATCAGACTGCTGGAGTTCGTGAACGGGAAAACGAACGTGTACTGCTACATGGAGAACAACAAGCTGCAGGACCCTTTTTTCCAGCAGGTGTTCCAGCCCATCATCAGGCGCATACGGCGGCAAAGGAAGATATCACTGTACATCCAGGGGGACGAGGAGAAGAAGACGGACAAGGCCACACGTATCGAAACGAACCTGGAACCGCTCAACAGTGAGGGGAACCTCATTTTCAACGAGGCGGAAAAGGACAACCCGCACATGAAGCTGCTTACCGACCAGTTCAGCCTCTTCAACCTCATGCTGACCTACCCGGCGGACGGGCCCGACTGCGTGGAGGGAGGAAACCGCATCATAGACCGCAAGGCGCACCAGACGGAAAAGCCGGCCGTCATTTCCACAAGAAAGATGCGGGCGCACAACAAGTACAGACTGTAAACTTTAATACTTTACCCACATGAGCAAATTCATCGAACTTACAGATTACGACGCAAGCATCCACCGCGAGATACTGGATGCCGTGACAAGGGAGGACGACGCAGTCGTGGAGATATGCGAGGACCGCGCAATCGCCGAGATGCGCTGCTACCTTTCCAAAAGGTACGACTGCGACAGGATATTCACGGCCTCCGGGGAGGACAGGAACCAGCTGGTGCTGATGATGGCCATAGACATCGCCATCTACCATGTCATCAGCATACACAACCCGCAGAGCATAAAAGGAATCCGCAAGGAACGCTACGAAAGGGCCGTCGAATGGCTGAAAGCCGTGGCGGCCGAGGAGATATCCGTGGACGGCCTGCCACTGCTTCCCGAAGAGACAAGGGCGGCAAAATCCAATTTCCTTATCAAAAGCAACCGCAAACGTATAAACCACTGGTAACATGAGCAGAAGAAAGAAAGGGGCCGGAAAGATAACCACCAGCGGGAATCTGCCGAGGCCCGGGCAGAAAGGACCCGCGACCATCATACTGACACAACCCAGACGCTTCGGAATAGACATAGCGGACTATATGCTGGCCATACGAGCCTTCGAAAACGTGGACTACTCCAGGAGGTTCAGACTGTATGACCTCTACAGCGACATACTCATGGACACCCACCTGACAAGCGTCATCGAAAAACGGAAAAACGCAGTGCTCGCCGCAGCCATCGAGTTCAGACGGAACGGGAAGCCCGACGAGAAGATAAACAGACAGATACGATCGCCATGGTTCCGCCGGCTCATCGGGGATATCCTGGAAGCGAAGTTCTGGGGATTCACGCTCGTGCAGTTCTACCGCGAGGGCGAATGGGTGAACTACGACCGCATACCGCGAAAGCACGTCGATCCCGTACGCAGGCTCATACTTCGACACCAGACGGACACCGCCGGGACATCCTGGGACGAGTACCCCGACCTGCTGTTCATAGGGGACCCGGAAGACGCCGGGATGCTCGCGAAGGCGGCCGTATGGGTGATTTACAAGCGCAACGACGTGGCCGACTGGGCGCAATTCGCCGAAGTGTTCGGGGCGCCCATCAGGGAATACACATACCCCACCGATGACGACGAGGCAAGGCAGAGGGCGCTGGCAGATGCGGAAAGTACCGGAAGCATGGCGGTGTTCGTGCACGCCCAGGAGACGGTGATGGAGCTCAGGGAGGCGGCGAACAAAACAGGAAGTGCCGACCTATACGACAAGCTCTGCGAGCGATGCAACAACGAGATATCGAAGCTCTTCCTCGGGAACACCCTCACCACCGAGGCGTCGGACAAGGGCACACAGGCGCTCGGGACCGTACACAAGGACGTCGAGGAGAAGGTCACGGCAGCAGACAGGCAGGACATCCTGGACGTGCTCAACTACAACATGACAGACATATTCGCCATGCTCGGGATAGATACCAACGGCGGCGAGTTCTGCTACCCGGAAAAGAAAGTCATCGAACCGGAAAAGAAGATGACCATCCTCACGCAGCTGCGCACCAGCTTCAGCCTGCCGGTGGGGGACGACTACCTCTACGAGGAATTCGGGATCGAGAAGCCGGCAAACTACAACGAGCTGAAGAAACGCCAGGAGGAGAAAGCGGCGAAAATCGGGGCGGCGAAAGAGAAAACGGCAACCGCCGGAAAACAGGGGAATGAAGAGGAGGAAATACCGGAGACCGGCAAAGGGACACCCAAAGAGAAGAAAAACGCCCTTAAAAACGTGTACAACCGGCTGAAACGTTTTTTCGCGGAAGCCCCGGGGGAAGACGGGGCGGCTTTAGAGTGGTGATGAACAACCTCTACCGGCTGGAGGACAGGCAGGTGGAAAGCACGTTCACCTTTGACGACGGGTTCCTGAAGAAGGCCCTGAAGAACATCTACAGCAAGGAATTCCATCCCATGACCGACATCGAGGAGAACCTGTTCGAGGCCGCGTGGAAGACGATGAACAAGGCCACCGACAAGGGGTTCGGGGCAAGGAAGCCCGATGATCCGGATTATGACTTCTACCGCGAAATACGGACGAACAACGCCGTATTTGCCGCGTTCAAGGTACACCGGGCACAGAACGACATGGCGGCGCTACTGCTGGACGAAAACGGCAATTTAAGACCGTTTGAACAGTGGCTGAAACTCGTCATGCCCATAGCGGACCACCAGATGGTAGACTGGCTGCGCACCGAATACGACACGGCCGTCATACGGGCGCACCAGGCGGCCGACTGGAGGCAGTTCGAGAGGGAGAAGGATATCCTGCCCAACCTCAAATGGATGCCATCCACATCCGTACACCCGGGAGCGGACCACCGCGTATTCTGGGGAACCATACGCCCCGTCGATGACCCGTTCTGGAACGAGCACAGGCCCGGGGACAGATGGAACTGCAAATGCGGGCTTTCATCAACCGACGAGGAGCCAACGCCGGTACCGGACGATGACGGACGGAACAAGGCGAACGACGGCCTGGACAACAACCCCGCAAAGGACGGAAAGCTGTTTTCAGACAGCCATCCCTACGTTACCGAGGCGCACCCGGGAGCGAAGAAGGCGGTGGACGCGCTGGCAAGGCGTATCAGGGAAATGATCGCGGAGATGCCCGACAACCTCACGACGGAGGAAAAGGAGGCCATCGCGCTGAACAACCTGAAGCTGGAAAAGGCGCTGGGCATCACCAAAGGAAAGCCCATGACATACGAGGAAGCCGACAAGGGAAAGGAAAACCCAAATTTCAGCAAAAGCACCGATTACCAGGTCAACTGCCAGACATGCGTACCGGTGCATCTGCTCCGCAGACTGGGATTCGATATCGAGGCGGCACCGAATACCGGAAACAGTGCATACAGGCTGATGGACAGACAGGGGATCAAATGGAACAGCAACCTGTTCATGAATGCCGACGGTACGGATTCGGAATTCACATGGACGAGGAAATGGGCATACGGGAACAATATCAAACGGATGGGCGAGAAGGAGATCAAAACGTTCCTCATGGAGAGCATGAAGGAGGACGGGCTGTATGAAATCTACTGCGCATGGAAGGGAGGAAGCGCGCACGTGTTCTGCGCCGAAACCAAAAACGGTTCGATAAGGCTGTTCGACCCGCAACCGGGAAAGGACAACGTGACGGACTACATCACCAGGATGAAAGGGCTAAGTGTGGGAGTGCTGCGGATTGACAACAAGCTCGTCAACCCCAAGGCGGCAGGATTGTTCATAAAGCGTCAGTGATACGGAAATCACCGTCACAGACAAGCGAAAGCACACCGTCACGCTCGATGATGTAATGCGGCAACCCCGTCGGAAGGGCGAAACCATCCCCATCGACACAACCGACTGAGTAGATACTGCTGCCGTCCGACGCACGTCCGGCCAGTTCTACGGAATTGAAGCCGTGGCCGGTTGCTAATTCTGACACTTGTTCGGGTACATTCATGGTTCTGAAACTGTTTGCAGCAAAAATACAACTTATTTATGAAACAACGCATCATCAATACTGAAAAAATATTCAAAGGGGGACGGGCCGCAGCGATCACGGCCCTCCTACTCATCCCTGAATTCCAAGCACCCCTGCAGGGGATCGGACTTCGGGGCACGGAAACGACGGCGGAAGCCCTCGATACGGTCCTTCTGCTCACGGTTGTGGAAGAACTCAAGGTCCATGTAGCGAAGACCCTCGTACAGGACGAAAGCCAGCGGATAGTTGCCGTAGTAACCGTTGAAGGAGTTACGGGTACGGCCGGTCAGCCTGCAGTAAACCGCCTCCCCGATCCAGCGACGACCGTTCAGAAGGAGAACGCCGTCATCGCCCAGCACACGCTCGCCATTGACTATGCGCTGCAGAAGATTATCCACCAGCCAGGCAAACTCAAGACTCAACCAACGGGCAAACTGCATGGCGATCCGATAATCGGTACACCAGGTCCCCTGCTCGCCGGGAATACCTCCCTTACGGATTATTATCGGTTCGGGGGCAGGACTGTCACTCTGTCCGAAACGGGAATTCCCGTTTCGGACAACATGGCAGGAGACACTATGCTCATGAACCAGCATGTTCCGGGCGACCAAAAGATATTCACGGGTGCTTTTCTGGCGCAACCAGTCATTCACATGCTTGCCGAACGGCCTGCCCATCTCGGTAAGGTTCACCCATACATTGTTACCGTGACGCTCGAACGGTACCATGTTGCCGTCAACGCGCGCGAGCTCTATCAGACTGTTTCCGTTTTTCATAGGCTAAAGAATACAAAAAAAGAAAAGCCCCCGTAGGTGTGACTTCCACATACACGCAGGGGCGAATTTGCAGGCGGTCCTTTCGTTCCGCACCACCATAGGGGCTTTTCCTTATATGTTGTCGGCAAATAACAGTATCCGTCTTTGCAGCATGATGTCGAAGTCGGATACAAATATACACATTTATTCATCAAATACAAACGATCATGGACGCAAATGAATTCTCAAGACAGATAAAGGCCAAGCTCAAGGAACTCGACGACCTGATGAGACGCAGGATGCCGGTCATCGCCGGACGGATGGCGAAGGACCATTTCCAGGACAACTTCCGCCGGGAGGGGTTCGTGAACGGGGGACTGCACCCGTGGCCGAAGGCGAAAAGGCTGTCATCCGGAAGGACGGACGCGGCCGGGAACTGCGGGACGCTGCTTTCCCGACATCCCCACCTCTTCAGCTCCGTCAAGTACGTACCGGCGGACTACCGGGTAAGAGTGGCCAATGACCTCATATACGCGCCCGTCCACAACTGGGGAGGGGAAGTGAATCCGACCGTCACGCCCAAAATGCGGCGCTTCGCATGGTGGAACTATTATCAGGCCGCAGGCAAGGCTAAAAAAGCCGCCACGGGCAAAAGAAAGGGCAAAAAGAGAGGCTCTGCCGCAAACAACGAGCCACAGGAGAACCCGGAAGCGCTGAAATGGAAAAGGCTGGCGCTCACCAAAAAGAAGAAGCTCCGGATCCGGATACCCCAGCGGCAGTTCCTCGGGGAAAGCAGCGAGCTATCCGAAAGGATCACGGAAAAGGCGGAAAAAGAAATCAGGAACATTTTAAACTTATAAAGACATGGAAGAAATATTCATCGCGATCATGGAACGCATCGCCGAAATGATGCCGGAGCTGTCATACATCGACGAGGATTACGGACAGCTCGAAGCCGGGGCGGAGGAGGACCACTACCCGGTAACCTTCCCCTGCGTGCTCATAGGGAACACCGAATCGGACTGGAACGACATCGGGTACGGGGTACAGAAAAGCGTGTCGTCCGTCACCGTAAGGCTGGCCGTCGACTGCTACGATGACACGCACTACTCCTCAGGCACCTACGACAAGGTAAGGGAACGCCAGCTCAAGGCGAAGGAACTGTACAAGGCCCTGCAGGAGTTCCGGTGCACGGAAGAGGCCAGCCCGCTGGTCAGGGCAAAGAGCCGGGACTATTCGCTGCCGGGAAACATCAAGGTGTACGAGACCGTGTATGCCTTCACGCTGCACGACGAATCTGCAATGCAAGAAGGCGCGGCAAGGTTTATTCGCCCGTAAAGAGCGAAAGCTGGACAGCTGTCAGGCGGGGTTTCTTCACTTTCGGGACGGGCTTCACCTCCAGGTCCTTCAGCTCCCGGCACTTGCGCCGGATGATCGACATGATCCGCTCCTCGGAAATGAAAAACTCCTGCCGGGACAACACCTTCAGGGCGTCATCAAAGCGCAGGCGCTGCACCTCCGTCCAGTAATAGTAACGGCGGCACAGGGCTTCATCACGGAGTTCTATCAGGTTCTTGTCTCGTCCTTTGGCCATAAGTGCAGGTATATGATGCAAAATTAGGCATTTAACCGGGGATGTTGATAAAAAAACGCCGCATCGTACAGGGATGCGGCGTTTTTCTGTTTAGAGTGTGAACGGAATTCACATGGTCATCAGTTCGGTGTCGTCCTCGCCCGGAACAAAGGGCTCGATACGGGTGATCACCTTGCTCTGCACCTTCACCCGCCCGCTCCCCTTGCAGAGGGGACATCTGGCGGATGCCGGGGCACCTCCCTGGTCGGTGTAGAAAACACGTCCCTTGCCCTCGCAGTTCTTGCAGGCCATGACGTGCGGCGCGATGTTCTTCGTCTTTTCCATGACTACAACCGGCAGAATGAGGGTTCGATACGGTGCCAGACACCGTTCCCGTCACGTTTGTGGAAATAGTAGTTCACCGCGGTCTTGTACACCACGTTGCTCTCACGGAAGAGGTCCATGATCTCCGTGTACTCGCTGTCGAAACGGTCCTCGAGCTCGTACAGCTTACTCACGGACTTGTAGTCCAGATCGCCCTGGCGGTTGCGCTCGATCATGGTCATGCCGAGCTGGTACATCGGGTCGTCGGTACCCAGCTCGCGCCCCATGGCGTAGCGCTTCAGGTAATCCACCAGGCGTTCGGCGGCAAGGTCGGCACGCTCGTCGAAACTCTTCACCTTGTTGCTCCTCACCTCCAGCTTCATGTCACCGTCCACGATGGTGAAGCTCGCCTGCTCGTCCTTACGCAGCTGGCCGTATTCACGCATCACCGCACGGAAGGCGGCGGCCTCTTTCTCCACCCAGTCGCGGAACGCCTTCACGTCATCCACAACCGGGAGCAGCCGGTTCTTCACTTCAAGCATGAACTGCGCACGGAGGCCCTCATAGGCATCGCGCCGGTTACGCTTGCTTTCCTTCTCTTCCTGCTGGAGCTGTTTCAAAAGCTCCTTCCTGTCCTGGGCGGACAGGCTTTTTAATTGTTCTTTCAAATCCATAGCTAAAAAATTAAATGGTTGCTATTGTTGTTTATTCTCACGTTTACGGCGGATGGCACGCAGCTTCACCTGCAACGTGTCCAACGCCTCACAGTCAAGTTCACGGAACTCCTTGCCGGCGATACGGCTGTCCCGGCAGAAGGCGTTCACCCGGTCCCAGTCGGCCGTATCGATACCCAGCAGCTGCATCTGGTGCAGTACCGCGGAACGCTTCTGACGGAGAATCTTCCGGAGCTGTTCCTGATAAGTGGGCGGTACCAGCTTCTGCATGGCGGACACGGCGGCACTGTATTCCTTCAGTGTCATGTCACGCAGACTCGTGGTACGTCCCTCCGTGTACTGGGAAACGATGCTTTCCTTCAGTGCGTCACGATCCGATGTCGGAAGGCGGTTCAAAAGGCTGTAAAACGCCGCATAATTCTCGGGTTTATTTAACTGCTTGCGGCTGTTGATGTCTATCTGCATGGCTATACTGTTTTTTTGTTTATTTTAAGGTCATTGATTTCCTTAATCACTCTCTTTACTCTGATAGTACACAAATAATCAAGAAGATGCTCTTTTTCATTTTTTGTACACTTATACTGGTCGAAAAATTCAAGTATGCCCATTCTATTCAGATTTTCATTAACTCAAACTATTCATACCACATCAGCACAACTCTATGATTTCACCCACGGCAGAGCGTAGAAGAGTACGCAAAACCGAAGGGTTTCCGCTATCATAGATGACTTCCACACAACACTCATGGCGTGCGTTACGTGACACAACCAGCTCGCAAGTCATATTCTCACAGAGCCATTTTTCCACTACTTTACGGACACCAACTGCGGTGACCACAATTACCATTTTTTTACTCATAATATTGACCGTGCTGTATGTTATTCAACTCTTATCCTCCCGGTGTACTGGTTTCCCCGAAACTTCATCCCCTTGGTGAAGCCGCCCGGATATCCCAGTTCCTTGCTTCTCGCGTTTGCCAGCAACAAATGTTCCCGGCTAAGGGAGGCTACAAAACCTTTGTCCTTTTCCAGTCCCATCTCTCGGGCCTTCCGGGTGACGCTGCGTTCGGAAACACCGAGCATTTCAGCCAGCTCCCGGTTGAGGGTATTGTGATAGTGGCGACGCATGATGGAAAGCATATTACCGTTCCAAAAGATACGGGTGGAATATCCCTTATGCTCGACGAGCCGTCCCAGTGTCCGGTGCATGAAAGTACCGTCAGCAACCTTCCGGTGCTTGCGGTACTGTTCACGCTTGTACACCAGCACACATTCATGACACCAGGAACTCCGTCCCCCATTCTTCAACGGATAGAACTCACGCATCCACAACTTTCGGCCGCAATGCGGACAGACACGTTTACGTTTCTGCTTGTTGTTATTTTCACTCATAGCTGTTTATGCTGCATTCATCAGTTCATATTCAAATTTTCACCGAACGGAATAGTATTAATGTCAGCCTTTCTCGTGTAGGCCTGCATAAGTCCCACGGAAAGCAGCATATAGACATTCTTATTCGCTTTGACAACCCCGGAAATAGAGCCGACAATATGTTCAGTCTTGCCGGTAATGATTGAGCCGGCTATCTGCTCAAGCCCGTCTGGATGGTCCTCACTGGCCGCAACGCTCATAAAGGCACTAAGATCGTTTTCCTTACAAAAGTTATCCACGTATTGGCAGAGTTCCTTTACTGCCTCTTTCTGTTTTTCTGTAATCATTTCTGTTAAATTTTAATGGTTAATAATTATATGTTGAAATCGCGAAATCTCTTTTTTGATACTGGCTGTACATAGTTTCCTCCCAATCCGTCTCTTCCTCCTCCGGAAGGTCATCCTCATCAAGTTCTACCTCCTTACGGTAAATCAGATACCGTGCCTCCAGAAAGAAGAGGACCACGCGGCGCAGGAACTCACGGGCGGAGGCGATGCCGTGCTTTTCCATGAAGGAGGCGATACGGTCCGGACCGATAGTGTTCGTGCGGATGCTCACCAGACACTGCCGGCGGAAGTCCTTCAGCGTGCTGCCCCTCACCTCGAACACGCGGTCAGCGATACGGCCGAGACTCTCCGGAATATGGTATCCGGAACCTTCGTCATCCGTTCCCACCAGCAGTTCAGCAGCAGCCGTCAGCATACCCTCCACGCTCATGCGCTGGGCAGCGGCCGTCTCCTTCAGGAACACGTACTGGTAATTGCTCACGTAGGTATGTATGAGGTAGCCTTCAGGACGGCGGAACACCTCTTCGGAGGCAAGCTCCATCGAAAGGTTGTTCAATGTCACACCGGCACCGCAGCAGAAGGCGCACACCAGGCGGACGACAAGACGCTGGCGGTTGCCCCAGCCGCCAGCGATGATGGCACGCTGCAGGCTGCCGGCAACGGCCGGATCCATCTCGAAGAACAGCACCGACTTCTCCTGACGGCGGAAGAAGAACGACATGTCCGGAATACGATCCATGCAGAGGAGGATGCGCCGGGTGGCCGTGGAGACCCTGCCACCATCCGTCATGCGGATGTAGGACTTCACCAGGTGGTTCATCACTACCGTCATGTCGGAAAAATGATAGTCGGCAACCTTCCCGCGGAACAGTTCATGAAGCAGAACGGGCAGCTTCACAACGTAGTTGTAATACTCCTTTCTCATGGCTCACTTGCTTGAAGGTTTCCAGTCCACTGTTATAATCGCATCCAGCTCACCGCTGCCGCCACACACCGGGCAGGATACATGCACGTCCTCGCGGCTGCCCTCTTCCGTTCCCCAGAACCAGCCGTTGCCCTTGCAGTAACCACACTTGTGGCCGGTACTGACGAAGTTCTCACGGTTAGGCCCCTTACACATATAGGCGGGAGGACAAATCTCCAGCTGTTTCTTTATCCTGCTCATGCCTGGCCTCCTTTCTGTTTCGGTCCCGCCACATTCCAATAGTCATAGGCGCCCTTCTCCCAGATTGTGTATTCACCAGTGGCCCCCTGATAACGTCCCTTACTGAAGGCGACGTAGCCCTCTACCCATATCTTCAGGTCGGCATCATACATCACGCTCGTGGCCGCATCACCTTTAGGATTCTTGCCACGGGCATGGCTGATGAAAACAAACAGCTTGTCCGGAAACTCCTCCTTCAGCTGGATATAGTCACGATACGTCATCTGTGTGTATTGGAAGCTGTCAATGATCACGATGTTGAAACTCTTATGACGCCGGAGCCTGATCTTCAAGGTGGGGATGTCCTCCTTGATGAACGCCAAATGGCGGCTTACCTCGGCCATACCAAAGCGCCGCAGGTTATTCTGGACTGTCAGAGAAGTTCCTTCCTCCAGGGAGTTGAACGCCACACGGTCATACTTGCAAAGTTCCTTGCAGAGCTGCATCACGAAAGAGGTCTTACCGTTACCGCTGTTGCCCCACACGAACCAGCAGCCCCGGACTTCCGGAGTGTCGAAGGCATCCTTCCATTTCCCTTCGAAAGGGAATACGTCATACTTCTTGTTCAGGATGTCCCTGACATTCAAGGCACGTCTCATGCCCGCTTTTTTATTATCCTTTTTCTCTTCTTCCATGGTCAGAACAGTGTTAGTTGTCGGATATTGTCAATTCGGTCAAGTACGGCCTGCCGTGCGGCACCCCGCAGTTTCTCGTGGCAGAGCATCCTGCCGAGTGCCCACAAAAGGGCATTCTCACGGGTGGCAAACTGTCCCCATTTACGTCCCGGGTTGAAACCACCGCCGGAACCGCCCACCTCCATGTGAACGCCGGCAACCCACCAGCCGTCCTGCTGTCCCACAAGGGCGTCCAGGTAGTCGCGACCATTCCGGTAAACGGTCACCGTCTCGTATTCCCTCAAGACTGGGTAATCGCTCCAGGGAGCGGGAAGCTGCTCGCGACCGTCGATCTTTAAGTATTCAAATTTGTTTTCCATATCCTTAAAATTACGTTTGAACGGTATTTGAACGGGGGTCATTCCCCCGTCATGCGTTTCACCTTGTGAATGGACTTCCTCACACGCCGCAAATCAAAGTCACATGTCGAAGCCTCCTTTATCACCTTATCGATGTCTTTCCTGTCAGTCACACCGTTGGCGGAACAGATCGCAAACACGTCGTTCACGTCCGTAGGCTCCAACTCATAAAATTTCCGTCCGATACGGCTGTAGAACTCCTTGTAGCCGGGCTTCTGGTACCGCAAGCCGTTGCTGATGCGCTTGGCAATATAATCGGTACTCAAGAACACGACACCGCATTTCTCCTCCAGCTTGTTGTACAGGCTGATGAAATAGTGGAACACCGGTTCGGTCAGCTTGTCCGCCTCGTCGAACACCAGCAGGGGCGCGTCCATCTGGATGATGTCATCCAATATAAGCCCCCACACCTCACGGATATTATACCCTTCGGTCCGGATTCCGACCGTACGGGCGATCTCGCGGACAAAGTCACCTTTCTTCATGTCCTCAGAGCAGAGGATATAGAAAACCTCCTTATGCTCCTGGAGGTAAACACGGGCGGTGGTACTCTTGCCACAACCGGCCTCGCCGGTCACCCAGGTAACATTGCGCCAGCGCTGCGCATCGGAGAGTACAGCCGTGATCTCCTGGTAAGCACCGGTCTCCACGATCTGCCAGCCGGTAGCGCTTACACCACCGACCTGCGAGGCGACATTACGGAACATCTCGTCGCTGATATTCTCATAACGGCCATTCAGGATATTGCTAACAGTACCTACACTAACCCCCTTCAGGCTGCCAGCAGCCTTCGTCTGGCTCGGGTATTTCGCCACGTAAGCCCGGAGGCTTTCACTGATGGCGTCCTTTTCTTTCATTGTAATTTCCATAATCAATATTTTTTATCTTGTTATAAATCTGTTCCTTATAATTTCCCGACCACCTTGCGGATGCTCACTTCCTTCTTCTCAAAGCTGTCCCATGTCACGTTGCTGATGACTTTCATGTCTCGGCCGATGGAAGGACGGGCCGGCTGGCTGTATTTTCTTGTGCGACGGTCAATCTGGCGTTGCGCCTCCTTTCCGAGACCTTTCAGGTCAGGGGTACGCAGACCGTTCTGTTCCGGTGCGACACCATGTTCGTACTCGATGTCCTTGGCAACGACCTGGCGGTTTATACGCTCGTTGATGACGGCCTCCTGCTGGGCGCGGATGAAACGTTTCTCGGCTTCCGTCTGCTCCTGCTGGGCACGGTGGATCATCAGCGGGAACGAAGCCACACACTCAAAGCGCATCGCTCCGCCCTTATCCTTGTACAGCAGACGTACGCTGCTCATGTCATAAGGATCGTACTGGACATAGAACTTCTTGTAGGTGTTACGTCGGCGCCATTCCAGATCAGGCTCACCGGGGGCGGAGAAAACCTCGTAAGGGTATTTCTTTCCCTGTACCGTGATCTCGATACCGTTGGCGGTGAACAGCGACGGTTTCTCGGTCGTGTACCAGAACATCTCCACCATATCCGACACACTTACCGCATCGGTAGCCTCGTTCACGCTGGTATTGTACATCTCAATCCGGGAGATGCCGGTGGCAGGGTGTTTCATTGAATTCCACTGCTCACGGGCGGCGGCATACTGTTCCTTCAGTTCCTCCAATGTGGGGAGGGAGTCGATGTTCGCGTTGATGAATTCCAAATTCGGACGGCTTGTATCTCTCTTTGCCGTAATATTCTGCCCGGTGAAACCGAAACGTTTCTTCAATACCTGGCTCTGGAAGCGGTAGAAAATGTTCTCAATCGTCTTAGATTCGCCATTATACGGAGCTGTCGGGCGGTGGATACGGCTGATCTTCGAGAAAAGGCCCAGCGCCGCGTTCTTCTTATGACCGCCCTGGTTGTCGCACACGATCTCGTAGGGTTTGTGCCGGCTCGTCTGGATAGCCATGCGGAAAGCATGGTACTGGGCGATATAGTCCTCGTTGTCGCTGATGTAATAACCGAGCAGGACTTCACTATAGGCATCCACCACCTCGTACACGCTTGTAGTGCACTTGTTTCCGTTCTCGTCACGATAGTAGAGGTTCAGCTTCGTGCCGTCGCCATACCAGAGGCTGTCACGACGGCCCGGAAGGATGGTCCGGTGCTTGCGGTCATAACGCTGGTGTGCCTTCATTTCCCCATAAACGGCATCGTACCACAGAGGTTCGACACGCGGGCTGTTGAACCATTCGCGGAGGCTGCGGGGACTCTTCAGGGGCTTCCAGCCACGTTCCGGAGCGACACGGTTGTACTCCTCGAAGATCTCCATGTCAGTATAAACCGGAACGCGGCTGCGTTTCAATGCTACAAGGTAACGCCCGCCGTCCTCCTCGATCTTCAGCGTGTTGCTGTTGCCGTATTTACCGCTCACAAGCACACCGTAGTTGTCGGGACGGAACTTGTTTATCAGGGCTTTCAAACGCCCCACACTGCCCGGAAGACTGTGCCCGTACACCGGACGCCATTCCTCACTCGTGACAAGCAGAAGTTCCCAAAGGTTACGGCGGAAACCGGTCAGCTTGTTATTGGATGAACTCAAGCGTTTGAACTCTTCCATCAACGCGTTCAGCACCGAAGCGTTCCAGGTGTATTCCTTCTTCACATCCTCGGGAAGAGCGACCATCTCACCGTTCTTGTCGTAACGGTAATCCTCGAAAAAGTTCTCGGCCTTCTCGTCTTTCTTCACTATGTTACGGATCATTTCCTGTCTCATTTGTTTCTCGGGTTCGCCATGACGCTCAACCCAACGTTTCTTGTATTTCTCGGGAAGGGAGGAATAGGCATACAGAGCCGGATTATTTTCACCACCGCCACGGGAAACGACATCCAGTTTTTCTCGGGACAGCTGGCTATTCAAAGTGCCTTTGGGCATTATATCCAGCAACTCTTTGTAAGTTACACACAATATATTATCAAAGTATTCCATCTCCCAGCTTGATTATCAATCCTCTAAATCATTCAAAGGGACATGCTTCTTCAGCAGCCGCACGGAGATCCCGAAATTCAACACTACGAGAAGTTCCAGCAGCGGATTAATAAAAAAAATAGAGAGCAGGATCCCGAAACTCATACAGAAGTAAAGCACGCAAAAGCGCTGTTTTCGTTTCAGACGAGCAAACCAGTGCAGCTGGTCGCTGAACAATGTCATCAAATCATTTTTCATGGCTACTTGTATTTTGAGGATTACCACCTACTTTGGATCCACCGCGCTCAATGGCGAGCTTACGAATGGAACGGGCCAGTTTGCTGTTCTTACGGAAGGCAAGCGCATGACTCACCATCACGTTTGTACAGCCCATCAGTTCGGCAATTTTATTCACCTCACCGTATTCTACAACTATTCGTTCTTTCATACTATCTAATATTTAAATTATCGTAGTGGGCAGTCGCGGATTCGAACCGCGGACCATAACCTCTCCATTATAGGAGTTTAGTTTGTTCTACCAGCTGAACTAACTGCCCGAGAAAATTATTAAAGCTCCTTTATCGCATCCTCCGGAACACATATTACAGTCCAAACCTGACCATTTTTCATATAATCGATATTATATTCCCGCACGAACGTACAAATGTTATAATCCCAGTCACGAACTATACCATCAATGATCTCACCATTTCTCTTGGTGATTCTCACACTTTGTCCCTTTTTAAATTTTACTTCCATTTTGCTTCTTTTTAAATTCTCATTGTTACCTCAAGCCTTTTTTGTAGCTTTGGGGCGTGTTTAAACTTTAATCACGTGGCAAATATAGTCTAAGTTTCTTAGACAACAAAGTATTAATCCAAATAATTTAGATTTATGAGCGTTTTTTCTAAGAATCTTAGATATCTAAGGGAGAGTAGGGGACTTAAATTAGATGAATTTGAGTTTCTGGGCATCAAAAAAGGTACAATGTCAAACTATGAACTGGGTAATACAGAACCTAAATTGAGTTTGTTATGTGAAATATCTAAGTTTTTTAGAATATCAATCGACGACTTTCTTTTAAAAGATATAGAAGCCGAAAAAATTACACCAGTAGTAACGGAAACAGCTCCTCCAGAAACAGCTAACAATAATTTTAGGGAGCTTCTGGATGTTTTAAGGGAAAAAGACTCCACCATTCGAGAAATGGCAGAGGAAATAGGGATGCTCAAACAGACAATTACACAACTTAAACAGGACAAGTCGGGGCGTGTTTCGGATGCAAGCGATTCTACGGTTGCCAATGCCATCTAAAACGTGTTTTATGGGGAAAGGGAGGTAAAAACAGTTAAATCACTATTTTACAGCAGAATATATAAAAATACAGGGGAGTAAATAAATATTATCTATATACAATTTACCCCCTACAATATTATAAAAACCGATGAATACCAAATAAAAAAAAGATATTTCCCCGTTTTATTAGAACAAAATAGGCACAAAAATGAATAACCAAATGAATAAGCAATCAAAACATTTCGTTTTTGTAATAGCTTAAATGAATAACCAAATGAATAAGCAAGTGAATAACCTTTCCACTTTTTAAGACGTTCAAAGCGTTCAAACGGATAAATACAGCCTTCCATCATAGTTTGACACTTATAAGGGCAAAAAAAGCCGCTTTTGCGGCTTTTAATTGCGTTCTAAGGCATTTTATCCCTTTCTGGTACATGTTATCAAGCGAGACTGAATAATCATTGCACGTTTCGTGTATTTGGCAATGTCATCAACCAGTCCAGCATGTAAAAGACTACTCTTAGTGATTCCGACCTGTTTCTCCGTCAGAGTTTCAAAAATGGCCGATATACTACCAAAGTAGATGTTCTTTTTCTCAAAAATCAAATGTACATGGATAACTTTACTCATGATATATAGTATTTATTTCACTGCAAATATACCAAATATCAGCTATATGGAATAATTTTAATAAATAAAAATAGGAGAGAAGCGAAGCGCTCCCCTACTCCACTTGCATAAATTACACCATTTGGTTATCTTTGTATATGGAAGTATGGCCTGGGCAAAGCATCGGAGTGAAATAATACCATACTGCCTGAATTCTCCCCTACTCCACTCCTAATGTAAAGAGATTCATTTGAACGGCGTTCAAACAAGGTTCAAATGTAAGCTCGATGTAAAGCGATGTAAACGCTTCGTTTTTCCACCCAGCTCACTCCTACCCCGTTCTAACGCTTTGAAAACCAAAGCAATCAGATATTTTCAGACCGACCGAACTTTGACACGCATCGTTTCTCCCCCCTTATAGGTATCACCTTTTTTTTGATCTATTCCATTAGTATTTGAAGACTTGTTCTTCTCCGGGTTCTATGGTCATGGCTTTCATTCCTTTCCGGGTTGGAATGTTCAGCACTCCCTTTCCGCCGTCGGACTTGATACGGATCTCTTTCTTATCCATATAGATATGGATATTGCCGTATGGAGTGGGCACGGTTCCTTCCATCCATTTCAAGCCGCCCAGACAAGGGGTGACGGAGTATTCCTCGTAACCGGGTTTGGTGGGTTTTACTCCCAGATAGTATTTGCCCAGCAAATAGATGGGGCTGGCTCCCCATGCATGGCAGAGGCTCTTGCCGTATGGACGTCCGTACATGGCCAGATGCCGGGTACCTGTTTCTTCGGGATTGTATTTCTCCCAGAAACTGGTAGCTCCTTCTTTCAACATACCGCCCCAATAGGCTTTCATTTCTTTCATCACCGATTCTTGTTCGCCCAAGGCGCACAGTGCTTCCAGTTCATAGAAACGCATATAAGGAGTGGTGATTTTCAATATACTGTCATTCTGCAATACGGTGTGTTTGATGGTCTGCTGTTTATCGGAATTCAGATAATTGAAGAAGACAGAGAACATATTGGCGTAGCGGGTAACGGACTCACTCTGCTTTCCCTGAACGCGGTTGTGTACCATCGCCTGTTTCTGCTCATTCCAGAAAGCGGGTTCCAGCTTGGAACGTAAAGCGGAAGCCAGTTTCTCATACTTGGTTTTGTCTGCCGTATTGCCGGCCAGACCGGCACAAAGCGCCATGGTTTCCAAACTTTTGCAGAACAAGACTTGCTCAAAGGAGAGTTCTCC